TCAGGCGCGCCAGTGTTGTCGTAGATCATGTCGATCGCACGACGCTCCATCAGGTCGTAATAGACCTTGGGGTGCATACAAATGGCGGTCAGCTTTTCGCCTTGATCGCCAAGCAGTGACTTGGCTTCAACGATCTGACGAGGTCCAAGCAGAGTTGGAGTATCGCCAGTTGCGCCGTCAACAGTCAGACCGATGAAAGCTGAACTGGCGTTGTCATCAACAGCGCCGAACACGCCACCCAAGCAGGACAGAAGATCCTTTTGGCGCTGGTTAGCAATGTAGTCAGCAATTTTGGAACCGATGGCAGCCATTGGGTCAGAACCAGCAGCCAAAGCGGCCAGATCGCGAGACTCAAAAGCGCGACCACGATGCAGAACAGCAGCAACCTGCTTGTCTGCGGTGATCTTGCCAGGGGTCAGAGATGAGCTATCTGTCAGGCGCTCAAAATCGCCTGACAGATTGGCCTTATAGAAAGGCACTTGAACGAAATCACCACCATCCTCAGAAGCATTTAGCTCCGCCATTGGCTGCACCACACCGCTAGCCAAAAAGGCATCACGCTGAGTTGTCTGCTCAATGACGTAAGGAGTAAATACCTCAGGAATGATGATGTCAGAGCGAAGAGTCGCCATGACAGATCCTCAAAAATGGTGTTTACGGTGTGGGCGTAACCCGAACGGCTCTGCGTAGCTTTGCCTTATCTCGCATATTAACGGTTCGCAGCAGCTTTCAACCTTTCATACAAATCCCGATCAGTTCTGAATAGCCGTGATTGTTCGGTGAGGTTGAACGTATCTTTGGCAAACGGGTTCTTAGTTCCTGCTGGAATGTCGCCGCTAGCGCTCCGGCCAGAAGGCGCACCACTGCCTTGTGGCTTTGGCGCTTTCTGCATATAACTAGGCAACGTTTTGGCCCATTCGCTGATTGGCTTGCGCTCGTAACCATTGACGACAACAACAGTGCCGTCAGCTTCGCGCTCAATTTGATTTGGCTTCAGCAGCTCAGCTTTAAACACAATGCTGGGATCATGCACAACATCAGCCAAGGCAGAATTTGCCGGGGCGATCAATTCAAGCTCTCGAACTCGCTCTTCTAGTTCTGAGATGCGCTTGTCCTTCGCCTCCGACGCCTCACGGTACTGCTGCTCCAAAGCCTGTCTAGCTTCGGAATACTTGCCTTGTTTTTCCAGGTCTGCTTGCTCTGCCTTAGCTTTGAAGTCCAGTAACTCCTGAACGTCAACACCATCGGGAACAGCCTTTGCGTCTTTTAGCTTGCCGATCAATTCGTAATTTTTCTTCTCAAGAGCTTGAATGCTATTTTTCAGCGCATCAAGCTCAGGATTGTTTTGCGGTGCAGAAGACGTAGTCTCTTGCAGTTGTTCGTCAGACATGAATAACCCGTAAGGTTAATTACATCACCACTTTACTTTGTCTGCCCAATATGCAGCAGATGTTTTCCCCTTCGCGATATTCTTTGCATGACGCTTTTTAAATGAAGCGCGTTTTGCCTTGTCGGCAGCACTCTCACCCTTGCGAGGCGGCTTGGTCTTTGCCCCCTGCTGACCAAAACGAATTAAACGCGGCTTGCCGCCATCATTAATAACAACGGCATGTGATTTGCCGCTTGGATGACTTGGCGTCTTTATGGGCTTGTCGTAGCCCTTAAAGGTGTGACCGCCGCGCTGAATCGTCATTTGCGTTTTGGTGCTGCTCTTAGCTCAGAGCGTTTCTTCAGCACAGGGTTTCCTGTGCTTTCAGATTTAATGGCAACGATCGGATCACCCTTAGCGCCGCGACGTGTCACCGTTCCGCCAGAAGGGCCTTTGATGTTGTAAACACCCTCGCCTTTGACAGACGTCACAGTGCCATAGGTGCGCTTGCCGCCGTAAGTCCAGCTAACGCGAGATCCTTTTTTCATTTTTTCTTGCCTCCCTTCTTTTTCTTGCCTACTGGCTTTTGTGGTTTTTTGGGACCGCTGTAGCGTGGCATGGGCAAAACAGCTTTGCTCCATCCTAATCGCCTTAAGCCCCTTGGACCTGTTAATCGACAACGGTGAAGGCATCACCGTGAGCGAATTGCGCAAAATAATTGGACGCATCCCGCCTAATGACGAAGACGGCAACGAGACAAGAGTTTTTGCGGTTTGCGGAAACCTACACACCGCGCCAATAAAAATCGCCGCCTTGGATGAAGACGGCGATTTGCTGTTAATCCCAGACTTTTGGCAAGAGGTTATGGAAGACCTTGAAAGCTGGGAAGAGTTCGTAAATTAACGCCTTGTTTTTGCAGCAAAAGCCCTCCTCTCTTTAAGCATTTTGTTGATGCGTGCGTCTGTCTTTGCTTGAGCCGCCGCCTTACGTTGCGCTTTTACTTGAGAACTCACAGGCTTGTTTGCACTGCGAGTCCTTTTGTATCCAGTCCCTTGCGCGGCTACCTTCGCCCTTCCCTTTTTGCGACCTTGGCTTCCGCCAGTCCATCGCTGAGACCCTTTGTCTCGTTTGGTGAGATTAGTAAGACGCCTTTGACCTTCCTTGGCTTTGTAAGCAGCCTTTGCAGCGCGTCCCGCCTTCACGGATGTGCCGCCGCCTTTCCCTGATTTCTGAAAAGCTAAATCAGACTTACGCGGCTTCTTTGACTTGCCACTGCTAGCGCCGGTTGAGGCAAAACGCCCTTTCTTGTCGCGCTTATACCGACGAGCCATGACCGTGCCGCGTTTTCTTCAGTTTAGATCAATGGCTCAAGAGTCAACCGCTTCATCCTTTTTTGCGGGCTTTTTCTTTGCAGCAGCCTTTGCCTTTGGCTTTTCGCCTTGCACCGTGAATTGATACTTACTCGGCAGCTTTGCCATAACGACGTTGCAACTGCGCCAAGGTTAGCTCTGACCCATCCTCTCTAACAAATCTGCGGATGGCATCGGTCGGGCCAATCTTTTTAGACAAATAATCGAAGTATTTGGAACGAGAACCCAAAATCTCTTGCTGCTCTGCTTTGGGCCGCTTGCTCAACCATTCGCCGTAAGTCGTGCTTTCAGGAACCAACCCGCTTGCACTTGCCCGTTCATCTTCTGGCGGCGGCTCAATACCAAGCCCCTCATAATCAACAATGGGCACAATCTGAGACCGACAGTTGAAATGCTGTGGCGGCATTGGTCCCTTGCCATACTCATGGATCGTTCCGTCCAAAGCCCTGCAGATTGCAGACGTTCGACCATCCAACGTGGCGCTGTACTTATATTTTTTGGTTACCTCTTGATTTGCCTCAAACACCTTTTCACTTGCGGCATTGGCAACTTGATTGATGCTGGTTCTGATCAGCGTTCTGATCTGATTGTCTGCCGGAATTGTCGCCTGACCGCCTGCCGCCAAGATCTGATTAATGCTTCCAGGCTGCCCTTTCTGCAAGCGACCTTTCAGCCTTTTGACAATGGATTCAGTCGTTTCGCCTTGCTGCAGTCCGTTGCGCACAGCTTGACCAAACAATGCGGTTTGACGTTCGCCTAAATCTTCAAACGCCTTTTTCAATACTTGCCCATTAGGCAGAGTCAATGTCACGCCATCAGCAATCGTTACCCTTAATGCTGCAGGCGCTCCAGTCACTGCAGCCTCTAAATCATCGCTAAGGGAAACGATGCCGCGTTGCGTCGGATCAACCGTCACCAATGCTTCCGCAAAGTTCGGTGAGATGACGATCTCATTGACCTGATCACGCATCCCGGCCGGAAGCGCTTTCCTCAGCTGACGCTCAACAAAACCAGCTTCAACGCCTGCCAACTCTTCTAGTTCAGCAATTGACAGCGACGTGCTGCTTTTTGCCCATTGGCTAATGCTGGTCTTTAACTGCCCTAAAACTGACCGCAACCTTGCCGCCTTTTGCGTTGGTGGCAATCCCTCAAGCAATTGCAGCTGCTCAATAGCATCAACCATTAAGTCGTTGTAATTGTTGATGATGCGCTTGGCAACGCTGTTGCTATACCTGTTCAGGTCAATGGCATTTTTGTAAAAATCTGCCGGTGTGCTCATTTCTCTTCAAAGCCGAGATTTGCAGGGTCTTCGATGCAAATGATTGAGACATCAGCGCCTGCACGCAATGCGTTTCCCACGATGTCAGAGAACTCCATGATTACGTCGGCGTTGTAAGTGTCAATCTTGCATTCGCTAACTCCGCACACTTTGCCGCCATCAAACCATGTAATCCTTACAACCGCATAAAACTCATTCTCTAGATCCTGCCTTGAATAAAAGAGCAGGCGCCGGATTGGCTCTTCAGGCTCTTCCGGCTGGCGCTTGCATAATTTATCAAGCCAACTCATCAGCACTCTCCGGCTGCGCTTCTGGCATTGTGGCCTCTGCCTCCGGCTCTTGTCTTGGTGTTGGCTGGATTGTTTCAATTAATCCGCCTGCCTGTGTCGCCTCTAGCTCGTTCTCAACGTCAAAGTCATCGCCCAACACTTCGCCTGCCTCTAGTTGAAGCAACAACGTTTCTTGAGTGATTGTTCCAGCGGTGTAAAGCTGCAACAACGCTTGAATCTCTTGCGGGTCCAAGCGCATACCCATGAAGTCACGATTAACAAGGCAGCTGCCGGCGTTTGCTTCCTGCATGTAATCAGCATGGAAGCGCAAGCAGTTGTCGATCATGTCTTGCATCTGCTGCGCAACAACCATCATCGTGCTGTCACCTTGACTGCGGTCAATGCGCTTGGCCTCTGCAGTTTCACCAACGAGCTTGGCGCCAAGGACAGCGGCTAGACCTAACTCATTGATCTGTGATGCGATCTGCTCAAGCCTGCGGAACTGCGCGTCATAGCTATTGCCTGCGGGCTCGATGTATTGCGCTGATGATCCCTCCGGCAATGCAAGCGCTTCGCCCGGCCCTGCGCTGATCTCTTCAGCTGCTGCTGGAAAACCAAACAAGGCAAGCATCGGCACAGCAGAAATGTGCAACTGATTGCTTAGGTCGGATTGAACTTGATAGTGCTGCAGATTTAACTCAGCAATATCCGCCAGCGGTGGGATTGATTCCAACACTCCCATTCGATTTGAGTAAGCCACGCTGAACGGAATCTCGCTCAAACTTGTGCGACCTTCATCAACAACGCGAAACTCGCCTTGATCATCCTTTTGATGGATCTCAAAAGCGCCAGGCGTCAGCACTCGCACTTGCTCAACTTGCTTTTCGCCGTACAGGCCGTCAGGCACAACGATTTTTTCAGAAAGGCGAAGTTGAATCAGCTCTTGCTTGCCGTCTTTCAATTCAACGCGCCAACCAAGAATGTCGCGCGGTGTATAGCTCACCCAATATGGGCGACCGTTCTGACCAGCAGCGGGAGCATCAACCAAAACGCCAACATGCCCATAACGGATGCACTGGCGAGAAACAGAAAAAAGCCAGGTCTGTAAATCATTGCCCTGCAGGTCAACATCAAACAGTTGCTCTCGAATGACGTCTGACACATCGTCAAGACGTACGGGCTTGCGCGTCAACATGCCCGCCAACATGCGTTCAAGCCTGACGTAATAAGGCGCCAAGACAGAACGCGCTAGGCGGTTGTCATAGCTGATGTCTTGTTCTCTTGGTTCCTGCGGAAGAAACTTTCGATGACCTTTACGGATCTTGTACGTTCCGCCAAGCAAGGTTTCAATGAGACCCCAATGCGGCTCCATGTTGACCCAAGCCGTATTAGGGTCACTGACCTGAGTGACGTTGCTGACACGTTGCCGCCCAGAAAACCCTGAATACACAGTTAAATCCCGCCCGATCTCGTCAGCTTAGTAGAGACGAATGCCTGTGCCTCCTCCTGCTCTCGCGTTAATCATGCTGAAGTCTCTGTAAACCAGATAACCCAAAGCATCATTCATGTGATCATATCCAGCGTCTTTATCAGGCTCACCCTTTTCTGTGTAGCTCTGAAGCTCTAAACATTCGATCGTTCTTTTACAGCTAGCCGCAATCTGAAGCCTTACTTCGCCTTTCCCATTTTCCAGCAAAGCTTGAACAGAAGCCACCCGATCGCGGACGGGAGGATTTGCTTTCGGTGATTGATTGCTGAACCCATACGACTGGAGAATCTGTATATCGGTTCGAGAGGCATTCGTGCTTCGATTGCCGCCAGATGCGTCAGGGTAGATGTAAACCTGACGTCCATCAGCTCGGTGTTGTATTTCTTTTGCCATGGCGTCTGTGTCATGCGCGCCGCTGATCTCATCGATCAGTAGAAGGTTGTTCCCAAGACGAACACCAATGACAGCTGACATATTGCCGATATTGAAGTCAACGCCGATTCTTAAGGGCTCGTTGCTGACGTCTGGAATATCGGTTGTGATGTGCTTTGTGCGGTCAAAACGGTCATAGACCTGACCAGTTGTGAGGTTGCAAAATTGGCCTTCTAAGTAAGCCTGCAACAGGCTTGGATCATAGTTGGCTTGCAGCCGTTCGATGAAGTCTTGAGGCAGATGGGGATTGTCTGCCGAACGCATCCTAATGAGCTTTCGATCAGGGCGCTGCTGTGCCTCTTCAGTGCCAAAGGTGTTCCACATCCAGCGGAAACCCTCTGGCGTTGATGCGGCACCAAACTGGCGCACGTTGCCAGAACGCAAACGGCCAAGGATCTTTGGAAATGCCTTTTCTGCAATTGCTGGCGTCACCGTGTCGATCTCATCAGCCAGCACCCAAGCAAGGTTCAAGCCGATGATGCGTGACCAGTTTTCAAATGATCGACAGAGAATCTTTGTGTCGCCGCCTGGCAAATGCAAAACGTATTCAGGCAATGGCGACGCTCTGAAGGTGTACGGAATGTCGTATTCCTCTAAAAACGACTCAAAGTCTGTTTGCCAAATATCACGGATCAAGGGACCTGTCGGCTCCATGACGCAGCCAATAAAGCCTTGATTTAAGGCAGACAGCACCACAGCCTTGGCAACCAAACTGCGCGTCTTACCGGCTCCATAGCCTGCAGACAGGCCAATGATTTCTGTCGTTTGATCATCGACAAAGGCAAGCTGACCAGGATGCAAATCAGCTTTGATTCGTTCGACAAGCTCAACTGTGCTTTCCTGAGTTGGCGGCGTTGCGAACGCTAGAAGCGGCTCATCCTCTGCGATGCCAGTAAGCAGCGACATCAGATGTCAAAGCGCAGCAGCTTGGCTTGAGTCTCCAAAGCCTTGATTGCGACTTGCAAGTTTTCGTCGCGGCCTGCCTTTTGCTCGTATTTAACAAGCCGTGCGATTGCAGCAGCCAACCATTCTGGGCGTTCAATCTCTGAGTCTTTAGCGATGAGCTGTCTTGCCCGTTGCATGTAGATGTCTGCGGTTCTTTCGCTGACACCCCACTGCTCTGCCGCGTATTGCAGAATTTCAAACCGTGAATATGACTTAATTAACAAGCCATAAACCGCGTTAACGCGAGCGGTCATTTCTGCGTTAGTTGATTTGTTAAACGACTTTTTACCCATGCCCTGGAGTTTACAGGGAATTGAGCAGAGGCTAGCTCAAGAATGAGTGCGCAAGTGGTTTTTGCGCCAGTAGTCCTGGAGTTGATGAACCTTGGGTTCAATCAAGTGCATCGAGCTGACAGTGCCTCTGAACTCGCCAACGGTGATCTGAACCGATCCATCTGGAAGGGTGAGGATTTTTGGATTTGGCGTAGGCGACCCAGAAGGCTCGTTCATAACGGCGAAAGGCGTTGAGTTCATTTTGACGTTGTTGAGCGCGAAGGGAATCGTCTTGAGTCATTTGAAAACGCCCTGCTGCGATTGAACAGCAGGGCCGAGAGGGTTTAGCCGTCTAACAGGGCAAGCAGCTTGTCGCCTGGCAAGGCTTTCGCCCCAGGCGGCAGAGATTTGATTCCTTGCGCAATCAAAAGCCTGCCAGCTTCTTTGTTAGTGGTGAAATTCGCCACTTTGCCAAAGACTTCAATTTGATCCGAATCGTTCAAGAAAGTGTCGATTCTTATGGAGCTAGTTGATTGGGCTTGAGTCGAGCATTGAGGCTGCAAGTCTGGCTCAGAAGTTTCAATAGAAATTTCAGTTTGCAGCAAAGGTTTTTCTTCCTTTAAAAGTCGCGAAGGCTCAAATGCATCGGATAGAGGTTGCAAGCCATTGGGGCAAGGATTGCCGAGATAATCGCCCTCCCTGCCTTTTTTAAGTGGACCCCAGACAAGGACCGGATCACCGGTCTCAAGACTTGCAATCCACTCTTGCCCTTGGCAATTGCAGATTACAGTTTCACCCGCCATTTCATGAGGTGAGCTGACCTCAAGAATTGATAGATCTTTTCGATTGCCCGCTGGGCGTTTCCAGAAGCAGAGAATTTGTTCTTTAGCCATGGTGGTGACGAAGATACGTGATGAGATTTGTTGTCGGGGGATAGATCGGCACACACTCGAACCGCCCTGCCTTTCCTGCTCCATCCGCAAGTGTTGTATAGCTTTCAGCCTGGGTTACCCAAAACCAGGCATCAGGCTCCCCGACGATGGCTAATAGTCTGGAGCCTCTTCAATTAGAAACGTGAAGCCGCTTTCGATGGCTTCGTTTTTGAACTGTTGAAGCTCGTTTTTTGAGTAGGCGTAATCATGCCAAACAAGCTCCTCATCAAGGAATGCTTGGAAGTGATAGCCGGTTGGATTTAGGAACTGATCAAGGCGACCACGAATAAGACGGAGCATCATTCGACCTCAATAGGTGTGCTGTCGATGTTGAGAGTGAAGCCCTGGCTGTAAGCCTGCTCAAGGATGGCGCGTTTTTCGTTGACATCATCATGATCCACCCAACCGTCCCATTCAAGCGAGCCGGTTATTGGATTTTTGGCTTCGTAATAGTTGACGAACTTTGTTTGCGATTTTGGCAATGAGTCTTCGTAGCGTTGCTGACTTTCGTAGCGGTTGAGAGAATCGTTGTGAAAATCCATGGTGATTGCAGTGGACAAGGTTGAGCTAGATAACTGGCGGAAAGTGAAAGAAGCTTTAGAAGCTGCTGGCAAGACTGATTCGATGTTTTATCGAAGAGCGCTCGCGATATTGCGAGGCGAGCGCGACCCGCTGCGCTGATCAATCAAATGAATTGACATAGGAAGGCTGACCGTCCCAGATCCTGTAAACGTGAATGCGGTCAAAAGCGCATTGAGTGCCATCATTATGGTGCTGAATTTTCATGCGAAACACGCAGCGATCAGGCGCTTCGATCAATGGGTTAGGCATGGCAGTGCCTTGGCCATGAAAAGTTTCAGTTGTGAATTTGGCTATAGGACGCAGCCAAACACTTTTTGCGCTAATTCGATCAACAACAAAAAAACTGACATGGGTCATAGTGCAGCCGGACTGGCCGTAAACAATTTGACCTGTTTGAAAACTTTGAGCTGTAGCAGTTGAGCTAGTCATTTGCTTGAGGTGTGTGGCGTCCCCGCCTGATGTCCATAGTATGGCATACCAGTGGCAAGACGTCAAGCACAAAAAAAGGGGCCTTGCGGCCCCGGTGGTTATTTAGTGGGTGGCCGCATGTCGTGCCACAGCTCGGCCTTGAGATCACGCAAAGCGTCTTTCAAGTTTTCGCCGTGGGCAGAGCAAACGCGATCCACGCCTTCAAGATCGAGCCAGTCCAAGTTGACGTGAATAAACACGCCATCAGCGCCGACCCAGTTTTCGTATGAGTCGCACCAGGGAGCCGACTCAAGGTCGGCATAGGTGCGCGGGAACTTGAAGCCTTCCATCATGATTCAACTGTCGAGGTGCAAGGGGTCTCCCCCACACTTATTATGGCATACCAGGCATAGGGTGTCAACCCATCGCCCAGTTCCGCGCTGTAGTGGGACTGACGCGCAATCGCTGCGCGACAGCCTTGTAAGTCAAGCCTTGGGCGCGTAAGCGCTTGGCGTTTTGTTTTGGCGTCAGGCTGAGGCGCCAGAGAATGATCAGAGGAATCATCAATAACGCCACCGCCGTTGCCAAGAGGCAAGTGATGGTTGTCATGGGATTAGTTGTTGATCAGGAGCCGTGGCGCTCAACTGAACAGCGCAACCATAACAACTGGCATACCACCTGTCAATCCTTTTCGCTCAAGGCACAGATGACAGTGGCAACGATCGGCTCAAGCTGATGACGTGGAATGCAATGGTATTGACGCTGCACAGCACTGATCGCCTTGTCGATCGCCTTACGCCCGCGAGACACCACAACAGGCTTGTAGGCGGGAATCTCTGCTGTCTGGCCTTCAGGGGTCAACACAAGCTTTCTCAGCAGCTCCTGGCGACTGACGCCACGATCCAAAGCCTCTTTGTTCAAGTATTGGCGCTCCTCTTCAGTTAGGCGCAAATCAACGCGGATGGGCAGAGCACGGTTGCAGTCAGGCATGTTTTAAGTGGGACCGTAAGTGGGACCGTCAGAAATCAAACGGATCAGAAGGTTCAGCCTTGAAAGGGCTGGATTCACAAGCGCGGATGTCGAGACCCCATCGCAGGTTGCCGACAGTGATCATCGAGTTACCGAGCTTGGCAGCGCGCAGGTTATCCGAACTGCTGCCATCAGCAACAACCCAACCGTTCGACCAATCACCGTTGCGAAATAGCTCAACAGGAGTGCCAACAGCAGGGGGTGTCAAACCCCCCTCAACAGAGGATCCCCCGTCACTACGTGTCAAAGGTGTCAAAGGTGGCAAACCCCTTTCTAACGCGATAGAGGAAGAGGTTTGGGACGTTTGGGACGTTTGCCACCCCTCTAGGGAGGATCCTCCTTTGGGCCGATACAAAGGCGATGGGCGACCGCCTAGTGCATTCGCTTCGGTCATTCCCGCCTCTTCAATCAGACCCTTGCGAACCAACCCGCGCAGACATCGGCTTGTCTTGTTCCGTTCAAGGTTGAAATGCACCGCAATCTCAGTTCCTGCAACGGTGAACTCTCCAAGAATCCAGCGCTCTTTGATGTAGTCAAAAACATCAGCCTGACGGCCCTGCAAATCGTCTGCCGCCTCTTGCATGGCCTCAGCAGCTAAGACGCTCTCACCATCACCGTGATGAATCCATCCATCGTCTTGCAGTTCAATCAGCAGCGTTGTGCCTTTGGCGCGGCCTTGCGTCTTCAACACAACGCGATGATCTGATTGTGTCTGCCCCTCAGCAGGCTGCTTAAACCAGTTCATGAGGATTGTCAGGCTTGCCGCTGCCGGAAGCGCATTGCTGCCTCTGCTGGCGTTTGTAGCGTTGCCACCGCTCACGCTCTTGTTGGTGTGATGGATCATCGCCAGCGTTGCCTTATGAGGCGCCAAAGCCTCAGCTAGCTGCCTTGCTGGTCCGTCAAAACTTGATGCCGCCTCTTCCAGCCCTAATGGCGCGCAACAGGCGTGATACGAATCAAGCAGGAACAACGACCCAGGGTTGGCCTCTGCGATTTCGCCAAGGTGTGAAATTCCTTCCGCTGTTAGGTGCAACGGCGCTCCTGTATGCCAAAGCATCTCAATCGGTCCTGCCAGGTTGCCGTCACGATCAATCAACCCCTCGCGGGCAAAAAGTGTGTGCCAATCGCTTTCTGGTTGGTCTGTGCCAATGATGAAAACCTTGGGGCAGAGACCATGCAGAGGTTGGCCTAAATAAGATTCCTCACCGTGAAACCATGCGCTAATCATTCCAACCATCAGAGCTGATTTGCCCACCTTTGGTGGTGCAACCAACAGGTTGAATGTGCCAGACATGATGACACCTTCCCACGCCCAAGGCGTTGGAGTCGTGTCCATTTTCTCGCCACGCATTCGCGGCGAACAAACACCATTAACGGCACCTTCTGCTTTTGAAAGAATGATTGCCGCCGTCTTTTCGTTGATCGGGCAACCAGACTCGTCGGCATATAGCCGCAACAGTTGCGATCGACG